ACTTCCTCGTACCCCAGAGGTGGTGTGTACCACGATATGTATTGTTACATGCCTAGTAGCGGCTACTCTGGCTCTATATACATCAAGAATACTATCACAGGTGCATTCTATGAGGCACACCTACCAGCTGCTCTGCAATTTACCCACGGTAGTTTTGTATTGGCAGTAGATCACTCAAACGATGCTTGGTATATATACTACCATAATGGAGCTAATAATCTTACACAGGTTAAAGGCCCGTGGTCTTGGTCCGAAATGTTAGGTAGTACTGGATCAGCAGCCCCTTCTGCCGTAAATACTAGAAAGCAAATAGCTTCTTCTGACTGGGCGGAACACAATAACATTACAGCGCTAGGACTGTATCAAAACTTTCATGGAGGGCAACTCGGTTACACAGCCACTGGTGGTGTTCGGTACAGAGATACAAACAATGTAATGTATACTTTAGATGCAACAGGTAATCTAAAATATTCATATACTGAAGACCCTCAATTTGGAAATAAAGGAGGTTCCTCTGGCTATCTTTGGCGTCACTACGGACATCCTATTCCTACCTCTGTAGCAAGCGCAGCGGGTCTAACTAACGCAGATGTAAAAGTAACAATCACCGGAATAGAACAAACATAATAAGGAGGCTATAATGGCTTTATCAGCAGGAAGCGGCACTACCATCGCAAAGACAGGATCATCGCAGGCAGTCATGTATACGGTCCCGGCCGGGAAAACTTTTGAAGGGCATCTGTGGAATAACAGTAGTACGGGACCCGGTTATATTAACGGGACTCAACTGATTTGGCCCTATCACAGCAGCTATTTTCAACATGCCTATCTACCTATCACCTTAAACGGGGGCGATGTAATTAAGGCTGACAACAGCGGCACTACTATGTTAGTGGGGGTTGAAAAGTAATGCACGAGTATCAATTAACCATACATGATGACTTGACTTCTACTTTGGTTTTTGGCTCCCAATCACCAGAGGAGGTAACTGATAGCGATAGCGACTTCACGCCTAATACGTTTGTTGCAAGCAGTCACATCAAGATTCCTAACTTTGATTTCTTATCAATGACTTCACCTGTTTTTAGATTTACTACAGAAGAAATGGTTGAAGCATTTGTGATAGCGAATCAGAATCTTTTAAAATCTGAATCTAAGGGTGCGTTGTCTATCCCAACGACTCCAGATGAAGAAGCTGTGGAGGTTGCCCCTGAATTTCCAGAGGTTTTTGAGATCGAAGCAAGCATAACCCGAAGCAAGCGGAACACCCTCTTGATGGAAAGTGATTGGACGCAAGCGGCTGACACTCCGTTAACTGACGATCTAAAAGCTTTATGGTCTACCTACAGAACAAACCTTAGAGACCTTTCTGGTAACAGTAACTGGCCGTTCCTTGAAGATTCTGATTGGCCTACTAAACCATAAACTGCCTTTAATTAACGCTTGCTAATACACCAACTAAGTGCTAAACTTTTACATAGTATTACCAATCAGTTTAGGCACCGATGACAGAAGAAACCCCTGAGTTTCGGACTGTCCTGCTAACACCCCCAGAAGTTTTACATGTATGGCCTTCCATACAAGGCGACATAGACAAAGCACTGTCCCACGGGATCGATGAGATGTCTGTATTTGATCTCTTCAAGGACGCCATCAATGGCACAGTCTTTGTGTGGATCACGCTGGACCCGGATAGCAAGATAGTCTGCACAACAACCCTTAGATTTTTGACGCAGAAGAACGTAAAAACGTGTCAGATTATCACCAACACCACTAACGGTGTTTCACTCAAGCAGGTCGAAGCAGATCACAGATTGTTTGAGGACTTTGCCAAAAAGAACGGCTGTTCGCATCTTCAGGTATGGGGGCGCAAGGGCTGGTTAAGACGCCTTCAGACGCTCAGTTCTAGGCAAGGCAACAAATACAAAACTCAATATTATGTATTCGACATGGAGATTTAGATGCAACTGTATAACCCTTTTATGCCCTATCGGTATCTACACCCACGGGCTTCTGGTCTGATTGCGTATAAGGGCGGTGGCGGTGGTGCTACTGCGGCACAAGTGGACGAAAGTGTTCAGGGCGGCGTGACCGCTGTTAACGAGAACACTAATGCCGGTTTTGCAGAAACTGCGGCTGTGGGTGAGACAATCACTGGCAACCAAGCCACGATGACGGGCAATCAAGATACGATGATGGGCAATCAGGATACTATGTTGTCTAATCAAAACAGCCTTTCCACGGGTCAGAGCAACCTTAGTAATCAGATCGCTTCTATACCGCAGACACAGGTGGTCAACCAAACAGTAGACACCTCTGGCATTGAAAACCGCATTGGTAGCCTCGAAGGTGTGACTGACACTGGATTTGCTACTGTGAATAGCAACTTGTCCGGCGTACAAGGTTCTGTAAACTCTGGCTTCAGCGACATGAACCAATCCTTTAACGATGTTTCAGAGGGCCAGACAAACATACAGAACAGCGTTTCGGATCTGTCTGGTAATATGACAAACCGTTTTGATGCGGTAGACGACAACCTGAACACGGGGTTTGCTTCGGTTAACAATAATGTAAACACACAGTTTGATACACAGAACCAGAGCATTACGGACCTCTCTGCTAATGTACTTGGGGGTCAAACAAGCCTGCAACAATATTTAGAGGGCATGTCTGATCGAGCAAATACTTACTACGGTGGGTTGGCCGATGGTCAGGCTAATATTCAAAGTTCAGTAGGCGGCTTGCAGGATAACTTTTCTGACTTCCGCTCTGAGTATACCGACGATACTACGCTTGCGACCCAAGCACGAGCTGACCTTGTAAATCAAGTCACCGGAGGTTTCGGGCAGGTTCGTGACGATCTAAATCGTAACTTCGATGCAACCTCCCAGCAAAACGATTCTATTGCTCGTAACACCGAGCAAACAATGCGGAATCAAGATAACATGGTCACCAACTTCGGTGCTGCTTTTAAACAAATTAGTTCTGGGGTTCAGGCGCAGACAGCGGGACAGCAACAGACCAAGCAGGACATGCTTCAGAGGCTGTCTACTATTAGGGAAGTGATCCTAGCTGAAGGCCAAAATATGGACCCAGCTTTGACAATGGAATACGCAAAATTAGCAGACAGTTTTGACGGCGAAGGTCGTTTGATCCCGCAATCTAATAACGAAAATGGTAGCGTCACGCAGCGTGGATTTGATACAAATAACAATCTGAATATTGCCACGTTTAGCGCACAGGGCCAAATTACAGACCGTAGCCGTATAAATATTGATCAGCTAATGGGCCAGATGGATCAGATGGGTTACGGCGGAGCTTCTAGCCCCGGCATTATGACCGGGTCTCAGCCTTTTGCCTCGACGGCAACGTGAGGTAAACATAATGCATCCTAAATCAATCTCTGACCAAGGCCTTAACTTAATCAAGAAGTTTGAGGGTCTGCACAAAGTAGGACCAGACGGTATGGTAGTCCCATATCGTTGTCCGGCTAATATTCTCTCCATCGGCTACGGCCACACTAAAGGTGTTAAGAAGAATATGCGTCTTACAAAGCAAGAGGCAGAAGACCTTTTGCGGCAAGACATGAAGATCTACGAGGCCGATGTTAAGCGTCTGGTAGATGTACCTTTAACGCAGTACCAGTTCGACGCTCTAGTGTCGTTCGTATTCAACCTTGGTAGTGGTGCCTTCTCAGGATCTACTCTGAGGAAGAAATTAAATGCTGGAGATTATTCTGCAGTACCGGCGCAATTGATGCGCTGGAACAAGGCACGGGTTGGTGGCAAACTTCAGCCTCTTACCGGCCTCACACGCCGCCGTTCTGCAGAGGCAGCGTTGTTCACATTGGACGCACAGCTACCTAGCGATGACGTTGATGTACCAATGGCACAGAAGCCTGCAGCACAAGACAAGAAACCTCTAGGTAAATCTAAGACGATGGCCGGTGTAGGTATTGCTGGTGCAGCTACCGGCCTGAACGAAATGGCAGGACAGCTACAGGGGCTTGTAGCCTACGCTGACAGCCTAAAGACCGTTTTCCTACTCTGTGCAATCGCCGGTATCGCTCTGGCTGCATACGCACGGTGGAAGGATCAAAAGGACGGGGTTGATGTTTAGTATCTTCGGCAAAGTGAAGACTTACATCATAGCCACCTTGGCCCTTGCTCTGCCCATTATTTACGTCTTTGGGCAGATTAAAGGACGGGCAAAAGAGAAGAATAAAGTTCTGACGGATGAACTACAGGCGCAACAAAAGGCGGCTGATTTTTATAAGGCGATGTCTGAAAATGAAAGCGACAATCTTACTGATCGCAAGTCTATCACTGACCGGCTGCGCTCAAACGGTTTATAGAACCCAACTCGAAATATACTGCCCGCAAATCAAGCAGTATGATGACCGGTTCAATGCCCAATTAGCCAATGAATTAGAGAGCCTTCCTGCCGATGCTACGGCAATAGATGAGGCTGTAAAAAACTACATCTACTTGCGAGATCGTATCCGCAGATGTGAAGAAGAAAAGGATAAGATCTAATGGGTTTATGGGCAGATACCTTTGGTGGCGGCAACAGCTTTACTGAAAGCTTGGCTAATGTAACTACGACGGGCAATAACACGGAATATCAAGGCGGTAATCTGGTAAACACTGATACCAATACGATTATTTCTGGTGGGGCAATGAACTCTACGGATACCAACCAGAAAAATAAATCTGTTGGTGATAAGTCTGCAGGACACGGAGAAGACTACACGTTTTCTGACGCTGTTGGTGACATTAAAGACATTTTTGGCAGTGGCACAGCAATAATTGACCCAAACCCTACTGAGCATGATGATGATAATGATAAAAAGCAGGGCGGTTCTTCTGCGCAGACTGCGGCAGATGCAGATCAGGCAGGCGAAGAGGCTGCCCCCGGTGCTTTGTCCTCTGAGGGTATAGCTAAAATGCTTGTGGATTCTGGTGTGGTTGCGTCCAACGAAGAAATCCAAGCGATGCTTGCAGACCCTAAAGCATTTCTGGATGCAAAGGGTATTAACCTTTCTGACATTATTCCAAACCTAGACCCAGCTACTGCAGGAACACTACTAGATCCTAGTAATCCTAACTACGCCCTCAAGGGGCTTGAGAAGTATCTACCTCAGACGGTCTCTGGTATTGCACCAGTTAGCAGCCCCACCGCAGTAGACCCTGCATCGTTCACCACAGCTACTGCATCTGATCGCATGGATAACCCACAGTTTATTATGGACGCTGCCACAGGTGAGGTCCGTGATGCTAATCTAGTGGATGCAGAAGGCTACACGCTGGACATGGAGGGTTCTGCTACAGGTATTAACGCTGATGGCACAGCAAACCAAACAGGCGAAGCCCTAAATGACTACGCCGCACAGAAGTTTAGCCAAGTAATTGATACACGAACCGTTTCCGGTAAGCTCATGGCGCAGAATTTGGGCGAAGGAAACTATGTAGATACAAAGTCTACCGTAACCGGACAGCTTGAGATGCTGGCCGATGCTTTTGTTGGCTCTGACGGTGAACCTAAGATCCCTGCATGGGCGCAAGCACAGGCCCGTGCAGTAGGGCGTACAATTACATTCAGCGGCATGACCGGTACTGCAGCCACAGCGGCTATGGCTACCGCTCTGATGGAAGCAAGCCTGCCAATTGCACAGCAAGAGGCGCAGTTCTTTCAAACACTCACTGTTAAAAACCTAGACAACAAGCAACAGGCTATCATCAACAAAGCGACGGTTCTGTCCAACTTCGATTTAGCTAACTTAGATGCCCGTGAGAATGCAGCGGTACAGAATGCTAAATCATTCTTAGAAATGGACCTGTCTAACCTTACCAACGAACAACAGGCCTTTATGGTCAACACGCAGGCCCGTGTGCAGGTTTTGCTTGAGGATACACAACAAGAGAATGCAACCCGCAGGTTCTCTGCAGAAAGCAAGAACGACTTCACTAAGTTCTACACTGAGCTTGGTACGCAGGTGGAACAGTTTAACGCTAACCTGTTATCTGAACTTAAAAGGTTTAATGCTGGCGAGATTAATGATGCCACTGAGTTCCGTATGGCTTTGGAAAATGAGCGCCAACAGTTCTACTCAAAGATGCAATATGCTGTGGATGAATCTAACGCCCAGTGGCGGCAGACAGTTGCAACCACCAATACTCAGATGGCTTATGATGCAGCGGCTGCAGACACCAAAAACATTCTAGATCTGTCGCAAGAGGGTCTCAACCGGGTCTGGGATCGTACAGACAGCACCTTGGATTACTTGTTCAAGGGTGCGGTTAGTGAAGAAGAGTTTGAGCTTCGCCTTCTATTAGGTGAGATGCAAGCACAGGCTGCAACACCACAGAAGGCAAGCCTCTTTGATACGCTTCTGGGCGGCGGTATTCAAATTGCTGCAGCCGCTGCAGGTGCTTCTGATGTACGACTTAAAGAAAACATTCAGCCCTATGACACACTCAACGGCGTCCAGTTCTATACATGGGATTGGAACGACACAGCCAAGGAAATCGGCTACGACAAGTATCCGACCATGGGCGTGATCGCACAGGAAGTTCAGAAGACACATCCTGACACGGTAATTGAGGGGCCAGAGGGCTACCTGATGGTTAATTACGGGAAGCTTAAAAATGAAATTTGAAGACGCAATTGAGAAGTCAATTAAGAGCTTTCTGAAAGGTAGTATGCCTGAAGAGCTTATGAAGGTTCAGGACAATCCTGTGATCTACACACCTGATTACATGGATGAGCTAGAAGAAGATCTAGCAGACATGGAACCCCTAGCCGAAGAAGAGGTGGACGATGTTTGATCCAAGGACAATAGGCCCGATACCGGGTGAGAACTACACCGCTGATACTCGTAATTACCCATGGCACCGGCCACCAGAGATTGAGACCTATGACGGTACAGTAGAGTACGTCATGGAGCGTATGAATGACGAAACAACTGCGGAGATCGTTTACAGTCTTATGGAGCTAGGACGCCCTCTGACTAACATCGTTGCAGGCTTAATGATGCAGGGTATTGGTCGTGGTAAATTCCAGATCGATATGGCTATCTTAGCGGCTGGCCCGGTCTATCGTTATCTGCAGATCTTAGCCGATAGTGAGAACATTAAATACGAAGATGGTCTCAATGCTAAACGCACTCCAATTACATCCACTACGCTTAAAATGATGATGGGTGTTGTTGATGATGTAGACCCTGAAGAGACACCCCCTGAGAGCGCCCCAGAGGCCGTCCCAGAGGCTGAAGGCGGTCTTATGGCACCGGCACAGCCTGCAGAAGAAATGACCGCTACAGCGGAAGAACAGGCGCTCATGCTGGGTGGGTCTGATACTGAAGAAGAGGTGGTGTAATGTCCCTACGGTCAACCAAATCCAGAATATCCGGTAAGATTGCCGCTGGCGGTTTTAAACAGCCTGACAACACACTGGCGAAGGCGATAGATACCGGTGCTGGTATTATGGCTAAAGGTATTATGACTCGTGCCGCAGAAGAGCGTGAAGAGAAGCGGATCGCTAAAAGAGAAGCCGCTGCAGAAGCTAAACGTCTTGCCGCTGCACAAGCTAAAAAAGAGGCAGCGGCGAAGAAACTTGCTAGAAATGCTAAAGTACTCGCCCTAGACTTCACAGGTACTACAGATAATGCTGCAGCGGTCACTTACTTTCAAAACCAACTTGAACTTATGGATGGTGATGTAGGTGCTGTTGTTACGTCTACGGAAAACCGTGTTAAAAGTGGACAACTTGAATTTGTTGCCCCCACTACGGAAATGGTTGACATGCCGTTCCAAGGGCCAAACGTGCCTGCCGACCCTAAGATTTCTGATCTAGGTGTAGGGTTTGGTGGACCTAATGGTGAAATAGAAACAGGCTCTAATTTGGGAGCTGGAGGGACCACAAGTCAAACTGATGAGGCGTTCCGTGCAAGTGATGTAGCAGAAATTGCTGCAGACCCTACAAGTGCGTACTCCACCCAAGCCCAAGAAATGCAGAGGATTTTTGAGGAGCGGGGTACGCCACTAAAAGGTACAACTCTTCCTGAAGACGGCTCTGTCGAGGTGAGCACAGCCGGTGGTGTTAGAATTAAGCCATTTGGAGAAACCCCTGAAGATATTGACATATCGGGTATTAAAACTTTTGCCGATTGGCAGGCTTTTGGGAGTAACCTGAGAGCCAATCCAACTAAGTATTCTGAGGCATGGCGACAAGAGTACGAAAATCGAGGCAACCAACTCTTTAGGGAGTATCTGGTCACTGCGGATGCAAATGAGTTAAAAACCTCTATAGCCGTAGATCCTAATATGGATGAAAGCAAACGGTCCACTATTGAGAATGCCATTGCAATTAAGCAGTCTGGTCAATGGCAAGACATAATTGCCGCAAGCAATTTGGCAGGTAAAAGCTCCGCAGATATTAATAACCTGATTATTGTTGCGAAAGCCTCTGGGGCAACTGATGCCGATGTATCCCTTGCTACTCAAATCTCAGATGAGATTAAAAAGGTGGAAAATTTACCGACATACAAAAAGTATGGGGACCAAGCTAACAACTACAACAGCACCTTGAAGCAAATAGAGCTTGCTAAAACTGATGAAGCCGGTGAAGAGATTATCAGCCGTCTAGAGTCATTGGCAGCGGCGCAACAGAGGGGCGAGATTGCAAAACAAAACGGTGTACCGGGGCAGAAGGTTTACGAGGCAGTAGTAACCCGGCCTGATGGGGTTCAGGCATTTATGCTGGTTGTAGAGAAGCCGGGGGCCGAGGGTAAAGTACAGATGCTTGACTCAACGGGCCAGCCTCTTGTCGAGGGGAAAGATTACACATTCCTGCGCACCATTGAGGGTGAAGAATCTAAAGCCCTTCATAAAATATCAGTACAGACCAACAAGTATAATCAAGAAGCCCAAACAGCCAAGGTGGCTATTGTTGAGGGTCTTATTAACTCAGAACAGGCGCTGGCCTTTGCTAGGGAAGATCCCCGTGTGCGTAACGCTTCAGGCGATGTTGCCCAAGCTATTACAAACTTTGTACGCTCTGGTTCTGGTGTCCTGCAAGTCATGGAAAGCCTATTTGAGGGACAAGCGGATGACTATATGGTCACTGAGGAACAATTCAGGGCGGCTGTGGCGAAGAACGCACCGAATGCCTCTGGAGATTTAGTGGACGCAATCGTTAGCGGTGATGTGCAAGAACTAGGCGACAAAACAGCAATGTTTGAGGCCTCTATGTTGTCCCTAGTATTCCGTGCTGGTCGCATGGAAGGGCAGTCTGGTAACGCAATGTCTAACAAAGACTTTGAGCGTTTGTCAGAGATGCTTAACGTAAAAGGTGGATACGAGGCGTTTGAACAAACACTGCGTACATTTATGGCTGATAAAATCAGAGTGTTTGATGTTAAAGCTCAGGGCGTTCTAACTGGCCCACCCAATGACTTTAAAGCAATGTATGGTTATCTCCCCATACTTCAGCCAACTACGTTCTCTGATTTTGTTACGCAATATGCAGAGACTACTGAGGATACAAAACTAACAGAGGCGTATCAGAATACGGTTTCGTATTCCCCTACGGCTACAGCCACAGAAGACCCTTCTGAAGTTAATAATAAAAACCTAGAGGCCTTTATAAACACGGGTACATTTGACTTAACCATAGAGGGTGGCGGGTCTGCCCCCATAACAAAAGAAATTGTAGATAATTTCTTGAAAGGTCTGCAAGAGGGTGAAGGATCAGATGAACAAAAGGCCAAGGACAGGGAGGATTATCTTAGAGGATTAGCACAAGCTTTAGGTACATCTTTAGAAAACTTAAAAGCAATGGGTGGGTACTAACTCATGGGTATATTTGATGATTTCGTAAAAACCCTTCGTGGGGCTGACAACGCAGTTCCTGATGAAGATACATCACAACAAGAACCCATCTTAGATGAAGACGGGCTTTCTGTGGATGACCGTATTGCGCAAGAACAGGCAGACCTTGCTAACTTTTTAAAGCGTACTGAAGAGACACGCCAGAGGATGATAGAACAAGGTATTGATGTATCAGCCCCGGAAGGTTTTGTACCTAGCACTACCCCAGATGGCAGCATTGATGTAACAGAACAGGTTACTGCGGCCCGTAACCCTGTCAGAAACCAAGACTTTATATATGGTGAGCGTCCTGAATTAAGCTTCCTAACTCGTATAGGGGCTAAGTTTTCTGACTTTGTTAACCCGGAAGATTTACCAAACCAATCCCAACAGGAAAGAGATGCGTACCTTAAAGAATTGGCGGAATTTGATGCACGGGCAGAAGAAATATATCAAAATTCTGTAGAGGTAGATCTGCCAGAAGCCCGTCTTTTAGGGATAGATCTGACAGGTATGACAGATGATGAGTTTATCTCTGATGGAAAAGTAAGAGTATTTAAATATCTAGACGAAAACAGTGAAGTTAAATCTGTATTAATTCCTAGACCGGGCAGTAACATGTTTGAGCGTGTAGTGGGCCAAGCAGGGCGAACTATATTCTCAGAGCTATACGGCCTAGTCGAGCGGGAGGACGATGGTAGTCTGGATGTTAACTTCCTAGAAGATAGCGACTACGCCACTGCCGTTCCTGATTATGACCAGAGTGCTGGTGAAGGTCTTCTAACAGACCTTTTGGTATTCGGTGTACCCGGCGTTGCCGCTGAAAAAACAGGTAAGGCGGCTGTAGGGGTAGGTTCTGAGTTAGTTAAGAAGGCTGATAAAGTATTACCTGATAACGTAGTAGGCAATACTATTCGGGGTGCCGGTTCCGTAGTGGACAACGCAGTTCAATACGCTGGCGGTAGCCTTGCAGTGGCTTTAACAGAAGGTGTTCTGTCCCAAGAAGGCGATGAAGGTCTGATCTTTGATGCTGAGATGGTTAAGAAAACCTTCACTGGTGTTAATGATGAACAGGCCGCAGATCTGGCAATGATTTTTGATGGCCTAGTGGTCAATGGCGTTTTTGATACTTTTCTGGGTGTAGCCGGTCTGGCCCTGCGAAAAGTCGGTGACATGGGCAGTAGCTCCCAAGGTCTGATCAATAAAAAGTTTGTACGGGATAAAGCACAACGTGCCGCTATTTTGGGTGTAATTACGACTATTGACCCTGCATTGAAAAACTTAAACGCCCAAGAAGTTGCAGAAGCTTCCCGTGCTTTGGCACAGGTGTTGAAAGATAATGCAACCGTTCTTGCGACTGTAGGGAATACGGCAGAGGAGATACCAGTAGATACGGTTAATGCCCTAGCTGCAGGTGCAAAGAAGTATATAACTGTCACCCGCCAAAGGTTGCAGAACACCATGAAGCCCGACGAATGGGAGCGGTATGTAGAAAAAGAAGCCAACTCAATTGTGTCCAATACTATTGGGGTCACAAGAGGTTCCACTGACAATAGTATGATTAGAGATAAACAAGCTGAAATGATCAATTCAGCGGGCAATCTCTTTGAAAAAGAAGCTAAGGCAGTCAACCCAGACGATGTAAACTTTGATACGGAAACCGTTCCAGACCTAGTGGATAACAGAAACCTAGATTTACAGGAGATTGATGCTGAAATTTCTGCCGCAGAAACACAGGCAGGTAACTTGAGAGCCGAAGCAGGTTCCGCAGTCCAAAACGATCCCCTGATTAAGGAAATGATAGCGGAGGTCGATCCTTCTCGCTTCTTTGATGATACACGGTATGTAGAACAGCTTACTAATTTGTACGGTAAGACCTTTGTGGATGAATACCGTGCGGCGTATGATTCGGTTAAGGCGGCATATGAAGCTATCCCGAATGATCCAATCGATATGCCTGCGTTCAAAACACAGCTTGCAAATGTATTTAATAATGCAGGCGGTTTGGGTGAGACAACTCAAGATGGCGCTCCAATTCTTGCTAAATTGAAGCAGGTGTTTGGGGATAAGATTTCTCCATCATCAGAACCATCTTTGATGGGAGACCCTAGAGAAGGTGCTTCTGCGATAACGCCCCAACAGGTCATCGATGGATTAACTGACGATATTGGGTTTCAGGATCTATACAGCCTCAAGAAGGAGATAGATAAATTAATATCCTCGACCAACAACCGCAATGTGGCGGCGTCCTTGGTACAACTGAGGGATCATATTACATCGAAGGCAGTAAACGAAGCAGGAGAAGCAACCGGACAGCTTGCATATGTAAGTCGAAATGGGGGCGATACTGCAGATATTGCTAGTGCTGCGGATAACTTATTTATTGAAACACAGAGTAAGTTCCAAAACTCTATGACTACTCAGAACTTATCTGATGCATCCTTTACCCCGGCGTATGCAGGCACAAGTACACCTGTACCAGAGGGAGGGAGTCGTAGAGGTCAGCCAGACCTAGAAACAAACTCTGTAGCAAATACAAATGCAATGCTTTCGGATCGAACAGGTAATCAGCTAGAGCAATTACAGTTTGCTTTGTCTGGGGCGTTAAGCAAGGGCGAGGTAAACAAGCCATTTATTGATCTGTTTGTAGCAGAGCAGGCCGACAAGCTTGCGAAGGCTCTGCAAAACAATGATACCCAGACCATAGAGCAAATAGACGCAGCGTTTGAAGGTATTATCGGTCAATTACGGTCTCTGGATAGCCCATTGGTTGAAGAACTTAACGCCGCTAAGTCCCGCATACTTTCTGTTCAGGACGAGTTAGGGAACCGTGCATTGGCTGCAGATGAAGTAGCCGACATGGCACGGCAGCGGAAGATTGCCGCAGAGGAAACTATTGTAGCTCAGTTCCTTTCTAGGAGTAAGAAAGGTGCGGCCCAGAGCAATCCCAGCATCACAGTAAAACGTGAGCTTCTTGGATCTGACCCCGGAAACTTTATTGATGCGCTGATGACAGAGATAGATAAACTTCCTGCGGATCAGCAAATACCAGCCAGAATGGCAACACAATCTATGTTGCTGCGTACTATTAATGACACCATAAAAACTTCCACTGCTATTGCACCGGGAGGTATGCGTGATGTTTCTACGGGACAACTAGCAAAACTAACTAATGAAAGAGCTAGTGGCCTTATAGATGCGGTATCCCGTGCATTTCCTAATGATCAGTTTATGAAAGATACCATGATGCTTACCTTGGGCAGCTTACAGGATTTATCCCTGTCTGCACGGATGAAGGTTGCACGGTCTGGTTCTGATACAGCGGCTAACTTAGGTGTTAGAGACAGTGTATCTACAGGTATACTGTTTGCTTTCGGATACATGAACCCAGCTGCCGCAGCGGCTCGTAGAATTACGGCAGGTCAGATTGAAGCCATGGAGAAACTAGGCAAAGAGGAACAGCAAAGGATAATCGGTACTATTCTAGCAAACCCTGAAGACTTCGCTGATCTGGCTAGAAAGATCGCATCTGGTGCAGATCCCAAACTGTTAACCACTATGCTCAAGAATTTTCTAAGCGCAGCTAACAGAACAATGCAGTATGAACTGCGTGTGGGAGATGAATCGGATCAAACAGGCGAGATGTTGCTAGATGCGGTAGACACCGTAATGCCCCAATAAGAAACCCCCCAGACCTAAATCTGAGGGGCATGTTCACTTAACAAAGGGTTAGTAACGCCCTTTAACCTAACTAATAACAGTAGAGCTATCGGGTCAAATGATTCGGTAGCTTTTCTGCTTTTATGCCTATTCAAATGCATACCATATTTTGTTTTTGCATTACTTGACACACTATATATAGGTAAATTCCCTATTTTATCGTTGTTTTTCAGTGTCAACAAAACGCATAAAAATAAACTTTAAAATAGTAGGTTCATCCCTAAACGAATCTGGCCCATAATCTTAGTACGGCAGCGATTAGTAACCGCAACTACCGCCGGTATGTTCACTTAGCAAAGGGCTACGATATGTTATTAACAGCAAGACAGGCGCATGACTTAGGTCTCGCATTATTAGATGCTTCGGGTAGAAGTATGAGGTCAGAACAACAGCAAATGGTGGTGTGTACCGTGGATACGGCTACAGCGATTGATTACCAACAGGGCTGTTCATATGACCCCGACACAGACACAATTGTGTTCTAAAAAGTAAAACCCCCAGACCGAAATCTGAGGGTTCCAATTAAAACCGAAGAGGAAGCGACCAAACTTCCTACTCCACTTATTATTATACGCTTAGGGCGCTCCGAGGTCAACACCACGGGGCGCTTTATTGTTTTCGGAACATGTCTTCTACTAACAGCCACAGCGTCATTACAGGCCATGCGAATACGAACAAAAGATACATCACTCTAGAGGAGCCTTCCTCTGGTTCAAAGTTAAGTGTCATAAACAATGAGCCTATTAGGTATAGGCAACCGGACAGGTATAAATCCATTACGCAGCTTCCTCTACTATGAAGGCTTTAATCCATGTGGCACACACATCAGATCGCACAATATCATCGACAGTCATTTCAATCACAGGGAAGGGTAGCATCTGTGATTTGATCATTCTGATGATGCGGCCTAGCCCGGACTTCTCTGCTAGATCTGTCTGAGCTACGTCACCGTTTACCACTACATTTGTGTTCTCACCTATGCGGGTCAGAAACATCTTTAGCTCAACGTAGGTGGTGTTCTGAGCTTCATCTAGGATGATGAATGCGTCATCAAATGACTTACCCCGCATCACAGAGAACGGCTCTACGACGATGTTACCATCCGACAGCATGCTCTGCACCTTTGTGACGCCCAGATGCTTCTTTAGTACATCAATCAGAGGAGCTACCCATGGGGCCATCTTCTCTTCCAGACCGCCTTTAAAGAAGCCTATGTCACGGCCACCTGCGGCCACGTTAGGGCGTGTGATAACGATCTTAGCTACACTGCCTTCGTAGTACATCTTAGCGGCCTGTGTCGCCGCCATATAGGTCTTGCCAGTACCTGCGCATCCTGTGACGAATACTAGAGGGTCATTGTTAAGAGCCTTTGCATACAATTGCTGGTTGTAGGTCTTTGGAACTAATTGGATAGACTTAATGTGTTTAGGCGTGGGTGCTTCCCCTTCTGTTATTTTGCGCTTTCTTGTGTATCGACGGGCATTCTTGCTCATATTCACCTAAATTGTTTGTACGAAGGTTGCTTTTTCAAATGGTACGTCAAAGAACTTTTCGCCATGTGAGATCTTCACATTGGAGACTTCGACGCAGGGGCTATCCAGAACCACCTTGCGGCCAAAGATGGCTGCGTGGGTCAGGCTATTATTAAAGATCATAAACTGTGTGGGCTTGGTTAAGAACTTAGCCTTGCGTACAGGCAGGTGTATGGTGGGGTACTTGAACTGTACCCCGTGCCACACAGTCTTAACCTCAACCTCACAGAAGAACATCTTATTCTGGCCCTTAACGACTAGGTCCACCCCATATTCGTCAGGATTGTCTTCACAAAGATAACCAACCGAAGACCAGAACTTTTTAGCCGCTGCCCGTGCCGCTTCATCATACCTGTTGAAGTCTTTCTGTTGAAATACTTTGTACATGCGTCCTCCTGTTGTAGAAGTATGCGTCATTGAACCCACGTTGCCATTCTTTGTAGAAACGGCTTTTAGGCTTGTAGGCGCACCGATGGTTGTTCTTGAAGAAGTCTTCATATCCGACTTCGTATGCCTCGTTTTTATTCATAAACCTGCCTCAATTATTTGAATGAGTCCTCAAGTTCGCTGTAGCCTCCGATGTACTTTCCTTCAGGGTCAAAGATCTGGGGTACGGTTTTTAGGTCGGCCATTAGAAGCAGGGGCGTGAGCCACCTGCTACTTTTTGATTGTATGTTGTACTCTGCATATGGTTGCCCCTGTGACCGGAGTACTGCCTTAGCCCGGTCACAGAAGTTGCATTGGTCTCTGGTTAAGATTGTGTACATATCAACCACTAAGCAGTGAGATCCACGATTTCACAGCTATCGCCAGAGCATGCGAGTGTCTGACTTCCAGAGGTATTGTCCTCCGCTTCATAAGAAGAAAGCTTCGTCCAATCGATGGCCTTTGGCATAAACGAAAGCATCTGTTCGTACTCAGACTTACCGACATGCTGGTAGGGTGCTTGCTGGTAGGTGTGATCATCAAACGGCAGGAAAGATACACCAGACATTTCATCGAAATGCTCGTAAACAAATGCGCCTACGTCTAACCATTCAGAACTTTCTACGTTTATAGTCACACTAGGCTTATGTTCGGCCCAGTGTCGTTGATACATGAGCCACATGTTGAGCTGATCGATGGCTGACATATCTGCGGTAACTACCGCATTGTCAGGTGCCTTCATTGGGAAGCTGAAGACGGTGGTTTGATCCGGCTTAAAGGCTTCTGGTTCGTTAGGTACGCCTTGGTCCTTCATAAACTGTGTCAGAGGATCTTTGTTATCACCACGAACAGTACGAATGTAGTAAGGGCTATGTCGTGCGTGTATTCCAGAGGCGCTGTCTGTAAGCTGTGAAACTGTACCCGATGGCTTAACGCAAGTTATAGCAGCCGAAACTTCGATGCCCAGCTTATCAGCCCATTCTTTATTGGTATCAACAGCCACCTGTTTCAGGTCTTCTAGAAGAGCAGCTAGATCGCCCTCTTTGCCATTGGTTAGGGTGTTGTCCATGATGCCGGTCAGCGACACCCCCAACAGCCGTTCTTCTGCCGTGTTCTTCGCCCACACTTTTCGCAAATAAGGGAACTTGGTGTAGGTAGATTGTACCGTTCCCAAAATGGTTGCGATACGGACTTTCCGAACAAGATCTTCTTTAGAGTCTGAAGCACGGATAACTACCTCACTTAAATTACAAAACTGACCGCCTGTACCTGCAATTGGATTGCCGCTCTTATCGGTCTTTGGTCCCCGCAAGATGATTTCGCTGCACGGGTTAGTTCCCCATTCAAAGTTAGGGTCACGGCGTCCGTTCTTATTGGCTTGCTTAACAGCGGCTTCCCGATTGAAGATACCACGCTCACCAGAACCGCTTTCTGCCAATGCAGTCCATTCACGCAGGAAGGACATAGCGTCTGGCTTTTCGGTGTATGCGACAGAGTTATTTGCTAGGCCCATGTGCGGGGCTGTTTCCCACCACTTACCGGACTTAGCGTGACGCATACGATCATCTGACAGGTTGGATAGAGAGATCATCGCTGAACGCCTCACCCCACCTACCACGACCACTTCACCGATCTTGCACATGATGCTGTGACATTCATAGGAAGACAACTTACTGCCTGCAGCCTTTTTGAAGGTATCAATCGTGAAATTAAACAGATCAACCAAAGGCGCTGGGCCAGATGCACGACCACCAAAGGTTTTAAGTCTAGCACCGGCTGGGCGAACCTTGCTGACATCCCATGTAGGGATTTCACCGGCGTAGAGCATACTAATCAGAAGGCGATACGCTTTGGCCCAACCCTCTTTGCTGTCTTTCACTACAATGGTTGTATCGCTGTCATAAAGGGTCTCAGGAACCTCTGGCAGGCTCTTGATGTACTGGCGCTCACAAGAGAACCCTACGCCCGTACCGCACAACAGGATGAACATAGCTTCATCGAAGGCTTTGGGGTCATCGATGACTAGGTATGAACAGTTGTACATACATGTATTGTCACGGGCGGCTGCAACACCTGCGGTCATCATGGATCGCATAGAAGGCATAACCTCAAGGCCTGTGATGGCCTCATAGATCTCCTTCTGTACTGCGGTGTCCTTAATCACAGGAGCTATAATATTAGAAACATAGCGGTCTCCGGTTTCGCCCCAAGTCTCTCTGCGGCCTGTTTCGTCTAGCCAACGGGCATAGCGACTTGTGTGGATGAATGCTTGGTAATCGGTTGGTAGATAGTTATTCATGGTCTGCCTCAAACTAAGTCTGTTAAATCGGGTTCTTCATAATTCGGCCCCTTGAGAACTTTTCCGTCTTCACGGTAAATTACGTCCCCATCGACCCCGAGCTTGCTCATGTTGGATGCATGAACACGGCGCACAGCTTCGTCTAAATTCCAGCCAAACGTGGCTGCAAATCCGTATGTGACGTAAACCAAATCCGCTAATTCCTTGAGCATTTCGGGGGCTTCTGTAGCCTCTAGAACTTCAGCGTATTCCTCTTTGATAAGGACGGTACGCAGAAGGTCTTTCAGGGTTCCCTTGGCCCACTGATGGCCCATGGATTGCTGGTAGGTCCGTGCAAAATGCTGAACCATATCCAGAGGTGATTTGCCCAGATATGTATCCGGGTCACGAAGGGCTGCACTGCCTTCATCAAAGTATTCATAGCCGGGGGTCATTAATCTTCCGCCTCCAGCTTTGTAATGAGGCGGTCTAAATACCAACGGGCCTTTTTGAGATCTTCAAGACCGCCCTTGTAGGGCCAGCGCCATAAGTATTTAAAAGCATTTTGCCAGCAATAAGCTACATGAGGCTCACAGTCTGAGCCTTCTACCATGGCTTCCATTGCATCGATGCACTCGATTTCTGCAGAGTTGTAATGCAGGGGCCGGTTAACCATATCGGTGATTTGGTTGAGATCCATCATGGTGTCCTCAATTCTTTTTGTTGAAGGGGATGACTTTGGCTTCGGCAATGGCTTGCTCAAGTTCATCGGCAGGCTCAAATTCGATTTCCATTTCAGATTGGTCGAGGACCATGTTGCCCAGATCCACAAAAAAGAATGGGTTGTTTTGAACCATGTATCCGATGCCCTCAACCAGAGCTTCGTAGTGATTAACTTCCTCTTCGGACACGTTTCCTACAAGGTTGCTAAAGGCGCTGAGATTAAATCCTGTATGGTCTACCGGCGTTATGAATAAGCCGCAGGCGATGGGGTCTTTATCTTTCATTTGTTTTTTCCAATCAGTTTGAAAAAGTGTTCTGCATCCATCAGGGCTAGTGGCTTCTGCCGATCCGCTTTGATGATTGCGATTGGTTCCGCTTTGGGTGGGCAGTTGGCTTCAGCTTGCTCCATGAATTTGTATGCACTGATCTTGTTCAGAGCCTTGCATTCCACAGAGTAGGGAAAGAGCTTTCTAGCAGCGGGCGACAGTTGAACGTCTTCCCCGCCTTGGCCCATCCCGGTGGAACGGACATCATCTGGTTCCAGTTTCGGAAACAGTGCTAGAATTTTATCTCTCACCCATTGCTGGTGACGCCGGCCCTTAGCCTTTGCAGACTGAGGTTTTATCGCCATGCTTAATCCTCTACGAACCAGTACGAAGGTGGTTCCTTTGCCTTCGACATAGGGTGAGGTTTGAACTTTGCCTTTGGATAGCAAGCTTGAGTGAAGTCACAGAAGGAACAAGCCATAGGCAACCGTTTGAGACCGGTGGGTTTCCGATTAAACTTATCGGGGACGGGATCAAACTGCCGCTCTAGAGGCGCTCCGCTTGTAATCTTTTCAACCGTGCTTTTCATAGCAAACATGTTGTAAGATTTCTCAGATGCAGAAACATTTGCATCTACTGCAAGCATTGCACCGGTGGACTTGTTCACAACAATCCAGCCACCCAATTCTTTATCTTGGGCTTGGGCATAACCGGTTAGCTGTCCGATGTAGCCGAATGGATCGTCTTCTTTAAGAGCCTCATAACCGTTGGACCACTTCTTATCGAAGGCGAAGGGACTGCAGGATTTAACGTCATAGATCTTGTGATCTATTTCTATATCATCCTCACCCTTAATGGTGACTGAGCCAAAGTCCATTTCTACAAGGTTTTTACCGCCGGTAATATTAACCTCTGCGACCTTCAGGATTAAATTAGTGATGCACTCAACGGCGTCACCGATCATCATCTGGACCTTGAAGTTCTTGGACTTACGTTTCTGTTCAGAACCCATTGCGCCATGTTGTAGTTGGCACAGAGGCTTCCCGATGTTTGACATCCGCAGACGAAAATCTCTGTCTTGCGGCGTAAGCTGCTTGCGAAGAGCCGCCTTAAACTCTTCGCCAGCCTCTTCTATCCACGCATCTTCAATGGTTAGACCATCAAATTCATCGTTGGATAGCTTGTCATTTGTTGCATCCAGTTTGGATTGCAGCATTAGGCTACATCAACAAAATCATCGTCGAGACTGTCTTCGATGTTGAGCGCATTCATTGCCTTGTTATCAAGCGAACCTTCTTTGATTGCCGTGAAGTATTTAGCATCAATCTCTTGGTTCTCTTTTTTGATCGCTTGGGCAAACACAGACATCGTGTCGAACACCTGTTGGGTCATATCCAACTTTTTGGAGAGATCCACTGTGTAGAAAGGCGTGTACCAAACCACAGAGCCGTTTTCGTTGTAATCGGCACCCATTTCAGTCTCGTATTCATAAATGTTAGAACCCTTGGGCAAGTTCTTCATAAAGCCGTTCCAGAAGCCGCCAAAGGTGCTATTCTTGTGGAACATGATGCAAGGCTGGTTCTCAATGGAAACCTTCTCGCCATCGGCTGTAACGCCGTCATAGCTTACAAGGCCACGGGTCACACGATGCTTCATGGCCTTGTAGACCTTTGCATCAGCGTAATCCATTTCCTGTAAGGTCTCCCACGAAGGATACCCACAAGCAATGCCGCCTTGAATATCACGGGCTTCATCACGGGGGCTAGGAATGGCGATGGACTTGTTCACCAGTGTGCGCTTACCGTCAATTTCATCCCAATGGAAATACTGAAGGTGTGTAGCTAACGGGCGAAACGTAACGGTCTCGCTGTACACCTTTTGATCCATATTAGTCAGGAAGTATGACCCCTCTGGGATAGCCTTCTTCGTTTCCTTGTCCCGTGACCGTGAATTTATTTTAAGCTCTGGTACACGAACAATCGCTCCACCAGTGCCGCCTGTTACTTGAGTGCCTAGCAGTTCGTTCATCGCCTGCAGGTCTATTTGATTTACATTTGTAAGATCATTCATCTCGATTCGATCCTCTATTAGATGGACTTACAGTATGGCATTACTAAGTGGCACAAGTCAATCATATTCGACTTGATCCAGCCAATTTTTGCCACGAGATGTTTCTATTTTGAGGGGCAGAATAAAGTCATAATCCCAAAGCTCTTTTGCCTCTTCTGTGACCTTTTCCATGGCCCACTGCAGCACCTCTTTGACCTGTTCTTCTTCATCAGGATGAGTATCGACCACAATGGAATCATGTACCGTCAGAACAAGCTTGGAGCGCAGGTTTAATTCCTTGAACTTGCGGAAGGCTCGTATGCAGCTAAGTGGCACAATGTCGGCTGTCGCTGCAGACTGCACAGGGTAGTTAACCTGTTGGGTGTAGTTCTTAGTGCGTCCGTTCTTGCGGCGTTCTTCATTGGGCCAGAAGAACTGACGCCCGGAGAAGATCTGTATGTGACCGTTCTTCAGTACACCATCTGTTAGCTTCTTGTGATACGTCCCAAGGCCTTTGTAGATCTGGAAAAAACGGCTGTAATAGTTTTTTATATGCCCTTCATATTGATTCCCAGTGGCCCCATAAATAGGGGCGAACGAATGAGCCTTGGCATTTTGCCTAGCGTCTTTGCCCACTTCATTAATCTCACACTCATTAATAATGGATGCAGTCTGCTTGTGTAGGTCTTTACCTTCCAAAACATCCTTAATGATCTGCGGATCACCAGAAAGTTCCCCTGCCATAACAAATTCTAAACCACTGAAATCACTCTCAATAATCAGCCCGTCTTTAAACCGGCTTACCATAGCCTCACGCACAGGAAAGCCACGCTTTGGCATGTTCTGCAGGTTAGGTGCAGTGGATGACAATCTACCGGTAGCTGTGATGCACTGATTGAACTGTGCATGTAGAATACCGTCTGGCCGTGTCCATGTTTCGATACCTGCAATGAAGCTGTCTAGGTAGGTGCTGACCGCACTCGCCTCAGTCATTAGCTCAAGGAACTCTACTGCAAGGTCATTGCGCTTTCTCCGGGCCTGTTCGATCAGAAGCTTGATGGTGTGCTTGTCTGTCTTAAAACCATTAATAGATGCATCGCTAGGGCCGGTAGGGTTAAGCTTGAGGCCTGCTACCTTGCCATTGGGTACATAGAAAGCTCCTACACCTTTACACTCAGGACACTTGGACAGGTTCTTGTACGGTTCACCCTGCACCTTGTACTTCTTACCCAGCTTCTGCCGGGTCACAGACTTATACTTCTGGATCAGACCTCTGCCATCGCAGGGGTCACAACATACCACATCAGTTTTGTGCAGAACCTTAGTGTTTGACCGGTACGCATCGTTAAACTCTTTGCGGTTCATGCGGGGCGGGTACAGAGGCTTACCGGCAGCATTCGTACCGATGTTAAACATCTTAATGTGCAGGTCTTTGTTTATCAGACCCCGTGAGTAAATGATCTCTGATCGATCTGCACCAGAGGCGAGGTTATAAGGCTTGTCACCCATGACCTGTTCTGTAATTTCATCCAACCTGTTATTACAAAAGTTATAACGATCTCTAAAGTGTGCCTCAATTTTGCCCAGCGCCGCCTTATCAATCTTCACACCGTTGCGCTCAATCTCAACCAAGAACAGAAGCATTTGGTTCATCATGGTGACCACACTCTGCATGCTTTGATTCTCAGGCTTTGCGTAGTCCTCTTGCTGCGCTAGGAAGATGCTTTCACATGCTTTTACGTCAGCTTCGGCATACTCAATTACGGTATCAAGGGGCATGGCTTCAAAGCCAACACCGGACTTGAACAGGTCATCAACTAAGTCGGATTTCTTCTGTACTATTTCGTTCATGCCGCTCTCCTTTCCGCTGTAGCTTTAAGCGACAATTGCTGACGCTGACCTTTAGCCAGAACGTATTCACCAATCATCGTGCAGTAGACTTCTGTTGGGATCTCGAAGCCCATCTCCATCAACCACATCACATCGAACTTAGCGTTGTGTGCAACAATCACATCAGCCTGCTTTAGAGCCTCACGCAGAGGCGCTGGGCTGTCAGGGTTGGATTTATCGTTGTGGTGGAACACCAGTGTTTGGACAGGCTCACCTAACCAGCAATAGTGTGCGGAAACACATCTGTTGTCTGGGTTGAAGGGGGAGTTGTCTATTTTGCCATCAAGTCGTTGTACCGTTGTTTCTAGGTCTAAAACCAATATCTTCTTCATTTCATCCGCCCGTAGAATTTTGTTGTTATTGTTGGGTCATGCCGGTCAAACAGATGCCAAGAACAGTTGTCCTTGCCTGTGGTGTTATCGAACCACTTAACCCGCCCCACGCTTACGATCTTGCGAAGCCGGGGAAGGAACTGCATTGCCTGTTTTGTGTGAACCCAATCGCTGTCAAACAGGAGCCATGTAGGCCGCAGGTTTGAGAAAGTTTCCAACATCGGATGCAAGATCTTTCGATCCCAAGGTGGGTTCGTAATTATAACATCCGTGCGCCCCAGATGCGGCTCACTCAGATCCAGAGCATCAAGACATTCTATCTCAATGCTCATCGGATATATGTCGTATGCCGCAGAGCATGTTAGGCCTGCATCGATCAGCGTTTTGATTAAAGCACCATCGCCTGCACAAGGCTCACAGAAAGACTGAACGTCTTGCAGGTGTGGTACTAGCGGTTTTACTGCCGCCGCCGGGGTCTTGTAGAAGTCCCGTGGCAGTCTTTCAAAATCAGATCTCTTCCCCATTACAGCTTCCAGAGCTTGTTCTGGTTGAGGATCATTTCCTGCAGGAGATCTATCTGACGATTGATAAGCTTCTGCTTGGTTTCGTTATTAGAGTCCCTGCGCTTTTGGCTGTCTTTGAGAAGCTCTTCGTAAAATTCTCTCAGGTCATCTTCACTCAGCATCAGAAGAACCCCGCAGTTTATGCAGAAGGGTCTGCGGGTCTCCGTATGGATACCATTTGTTTTTACCGAAAACCCGCCATTTCTTACCGGACAGTGTAACGTGGTACTTCTGGTCTATGGTTAGGTGATCTTGGTAAACCCTAATACCGTCACCCCCTAAACGCAGAAACTCCAGAGCAAGCTCTAGCTTCGCTAGGTTTTTACTTGCGGTTTTATTGTAGCTAGTATCTGTCGCAGACTTTTGCCGTGCGTTTTCTATTTCGGCCAACAATGTCACTTCATTATTCAGCATAGCGTGATACCTCCGGTTCGATTTTGCAGTAAATGGCACCGTGAAAACCTGACAGCTTGTTCTTGGATATGTACAAACAACGCTCAGTGTTCTGTTCATCGTCGCCGCCGCCAGCGGCTTTACCGATACCGATGATTACGTCTGCTTCCGCAGCCTTGCCCGTCTTGGAACCTTCAAGCATTGAGAAGTCGATGCGGGTCTTGCCCTCTGCATCAGCGGATGCCTGTGAAACCGCAATCACTGCACAGTTGTGTCGTTTGGCTACCTCACGAAGGCTCCTGTACAACTCACGAATGCGCTCATGTGACGAGTTGTAATTACCAGCAATGTGAACCTTATCCGCCTGATCTATAATTAAAATATCGCATTTAACACGCTCACAATAGGCGTTGATCTTATCAAGATCCCAATCCTGAGTGTCTTTAAAGATCAGCTTGTCCCTAATGCTCATGTAAACAGAATTTGCTAGGTCTGGCTTCTCTGCGATTTGCTCACGGGTCATGTTAGAACAAGCCTGCACAGCACGAAGCTTGGTACGCATGCTCTTTTCTTCATTGCCCAGATACAGAACCTTGGCCCCTTGGCTACAGAACCCGCCGGGTGCAGCGCAGATGCTCACCATGAACGCTGACTTACCAGTTTCGGGTCGAGCTGCTACAATAGCAAAGTCGCCGCCGCCGAGGCCGTACAGATGACGGGACAGGGTAGAGATATTGAATGCGAACTTATTATCATCAGAAACTTCTGCCAGAAGCTCGTAAATATCATCAGTGATGTCTTCACCGAAATCATCTGGCATGTAGCTGTCTGAGATGCGCTCTAGGAGCGTCTGTAAGCGGCGTAGGGCGCTGGGATCACCCTCAGACATGTTGATGCCTAAGTTGGCTACCTCACGCCCTATGTCTTTGCGCCAAAGGTTGTTGATTACATCAGATGCAATGTCAGAGCTTATAGCTTCTGCATGCTTGATCTGGTCTACAACATCACGGACTTCGTGGATCTCAGCGGATGTAGCCACAGGGTTTTGCGACAGCCATAAGCTGTACACTTCATCCGGGCTAATATCATGTTCGTATTTGCCATGTGCTTCTTTGACCAAATCATAGATCGCTGCGAAATCGTCACTGAATAAACTACGCCGCAAGTTAGCCTGATTCTCTAGGTAAGTGGCGTTGTTCAGTATTGTTTTTATTAGTTGTTGCTCCATAGGTCTGCCGTCCTTAGTGGTTTTAATTGTGCCACCTAGAATAACACCTAGCAGAAATAAAAAAACCCCCAATCTTTCGACTGAGGGCTTTTTCTTAATTTGTTATGTGTTGTCAGTTAGTTCTGACGGAACTTCATCTTGCTGATGTCCGGGCTTTGGTCACCCCGGCGTTCCTTCATATCTACCTGATGGAAGACTACACGCTTGTTGCCTTTAACAATCCCTGCGATTGCTTCTTCCAAACGTGATTGTTCCTCTGCGGCTTCTCTAAAACCGCCGTCGATGTCATAATCAATGACTACAATTCCTCGTGCTTTTATGGTCCCATTCCTTCTTTTGAGGACGATTTATCGCCCGTTTGTTTAACGTCGGTATCTCGACGGATATATAATGTTACGCAGCAATGTTATCGCCGCAGATATATTTTATATATCGTAAGAAGGTGGAGCAGAAGGGGGGTGTACACCTTTTGTTGATAAAGCAAGGGCGTTAGGAACACCAAATTTATCACACAGCGCATTGCAAGAGACTAAGTATCTAACCGCACGGGATTTAACACAGGTTGCTAAGTATGCCCAAGTGTATACACCCCTTAGTCTATTACCTTTTGGATTTCCCGCAGCGACAAGCATTTTAGATCCTCTTTTGTTAAGCGTAGGTTTGTTACTACACCATGCTTCTTAGATAAGTACACTGCTTTACTACTCGCATCATTGTCAAGTACTAATGTTACTTTTATGTACTTAACTAATTGCTGTTTTATTTCGTTAGTTAAATTCGTGCCTAGTAGGGCGAAGCCTACAACACCCTCAAGCCTACTAACAGCGCATGCAGAAGCAATATCTTCAACTAAAACAGCGTGTTGTCCTGAACCTACAGTTATGCCTTGTGTGGTATCACCATACTTCCACCACTTGGGTAGACGCCCGTCTAAGGCTCTCCCAACAGCACCTGTGCCATCATTTGTATAAAAAAGAACCCGGTTTTCTGTTGGTAGGTATCTAATCTTTATCCTACCTGATTCGTAGGCTTCCATAGAATTTACATCTTCTAAGTATTTAACAGCGGGTGCATGCTTACGCACAGATACGGTCATAGCGGGTAACTGGTTAAGCTTCTTAACTGACCGCCGGGTAGGTGTGCCGCCGACATAGTTCTTGAGTGCGGTTATATCACGCTTACCACGCAGACTACCTTTAGCGTTGCAAGAGGCTCTAAAACAGTTCCATACCAGAACACCGTCGAACCGGTCTAAGGTGAACTTGTTCCTGCCCCCACAAAAGGGACAGGTAAGTGTTTTATGTTCACCATCGGCCAGCTTGATCTTCTGCACCACGCTGACCTGTTCTTTGTAACTAAACATTGTGCTTGATCCTGAAGATCTCTCCGCAGTCTTCGCAGTGATGATGAAACAGGTAGGAACCCATCTCTTCGCTTTCATCATCTAATTCTTTTAGACCTGTCAGGAACGTTGGGTCTGTCAGGTACACTACCAGAAGTGTTGGGTCTCCAACCTTTATTAAACTGCAGCATGTCTCACAGGCATACGGCCTAGTTGATGCGTACTCTTCTACGCCTTCTAGTGATCTTATTTTTACTTTGCTCATAGGTTATCCTCATTACCTTTACATGGGACTAACCCTTGGGCGGGTTAGCCGCAGGCTACACCTAATTGTGAACAAGTCAACCACTTTGTTATGCCAGTTAGTTATGGGGCTAGTAACTTATTGTCCTGCATAACCCTTTTTTTTATAGGGTTTCTAGCCATAACCTGAAGGTCGTAGGTTCAAATCCTACTCCCGCAACCAAGTGTCTGAACTCATTAGGCGAATCCTGATGGTTCGATTCTATTCCACATCATTCTATTTATTTCAATATAGAATCATATTTTTTTGCATCGGCGGTCTCTTTTATCGCCTGTTCATATTTGAAGAACAGTTGCTCAAACTTCCACTGGTACAATTGCTGCATCCCCATCAGTGCGTTCATCAGTTCATCCTGCGTAGGATCTCGCTCACCGTCACCGATCTGTTTGAACACTGTCTCAAGATCATTACATACGGACCAACAATCCATAATCATCGGCTCTAGGTCAGATAGATTAGTCATCTTGGCTATCCGTCAGTGCATCCCAAGACACAGGGAATAGCTCAATCATCTTACGATCAATCTGGTTGGCTACCTGCCGTGTCTCTTCTTGCGTATCAGGCTTGCAACGTAGGTTACACATTGCGGAGAAGGCATCCAAACTACCCGACCAGTACCATTCGGTCATTGTGTTTTGCGGTAGCACCATACGAGCCTGTTCCTCACACACACCCTTGTCCAAGAGACCCTCATACAACGTCAGAGGAATCTGCTGCGATGTTTGGATGTGAATGTGCTGTATCTCCCCGTCAGAGCCTTGCTTCTTATCCTGCGACTGACCACGCCATACGTCAGGTACATAGAACTCGATATTTTCAGTTGTGTACCGCCTCGATATTTCGTTCCAACGTAGGAATTTATGCTTGACTAGCTGCCGTGCTACAAAGATGGGAGCCTTGATGTGGAAGCTGGCGAAGCAATGCCCGAATGGGCTGATGTGTTTATGGGCTGCAAGGTAGCGGATCAGCTTATCATCTTTTGCTTTTAGTTTAGGTGGACCCCACGGATTGTCTTCCATGACACTTGTCTTACCAAAGCTTACCCGTGCTGCGTTAGCCACGGTAAGGTCGTTGCCCATGTGGTCTATGTATGTTGCTTTAATCATTCTTCATCCTCTTGAGGCCGCAGACAGCGCAAAGCCATAAGTTTTTCCAGAATACGTCTGGTTTCGATTTGCAGTCGTGGCAGGTATCAGAAGGGTGGTTCACCGGAGTGATCCAATTCTGGCATGTTGTATTCAAATGTGCGGGGTATGGTTGGTTCGTCAGGTACATCATCGGGCAGAGGGGTAGGCATCACACCTACTTGCTCCATTTCCCACAGGATGTGGCGGGGTATCTCATTTTCCATTGGTTTTCCTCAATTCATCACGGACTGCTACGATAAGATCGATCAGTCTCTCAGTGGCTTGCTGCGAAGGCTTGCCTGTTAGCCTTTGTAGTTCTCTTTCGAAGGCCTTTCGGGCCGCACTTACATCTGTATTCATCCAAACCTCAGATTTTGGGCCGAAGAGGCCAGTTTCTTTGTCTTTTTGACATAAATATTAAGCATTTGACGGGATTTATGGCCTGTAACCGCTGCAATCTGGTCTTCAGTTGCACCGTTCTCAGCCAATTCAGTTGCACCAGAGTGCCGCAGAAACTTAATCTTTAAGCGGTCAGGCAGCATGCAATGTTTGCGGATCTTCTGCGCAATCTCATTGTACTTCCACCTGTCATACGGTTTGCCTGTCTTCTCGTAGTTCACGATAGTTTCGTCTGCACCAGCTTGGTTGTGGCGAGGAACTATGCGGGAGATGATACGAGGGCTTGCATCTACAATGATGGGGGTCTTGGTCTTTTCCTGCACGAAGGTGAAGGTCTCACCATCAAAGTTGTCCCACCGTAGCTGACGCATGTCTCCGGGGCGCTGACAGAGGTCGTAGCAGAGCAAAGCCAGTGTACCGATGGACCAGTAGCCTAGCTCGTCAGAGGCCTCTACAAAGCGTGTTACCTGCCGTTCTGTCCATACAACGTCACAGATCGGGTCAGTGTCCAGTTGGATGATCTTAAACGGGTTGCCACGCAGCTTATCGTTAGCTTCACACACATTCCAAACACGCTTGAGGAACTTAATGGTGTGCCTTGCCCGGTGTGGCGATACTTCATCCATCAAATAGGCGTACAGCTTCTGTACATGGTCTTTACGCACGTTTTGGGCCAACATATCGATGAATAGAGTGCTTCCAGACCCCAATTTGATCACAGAAAGCCCTTTTATAAGCTGATTGTAGGTGCGTTTACTGTTGTCAGCCAAACGTGACCAAGCCTGCGTCTGCTTATAGTAGCCCAGCATACCTAGTACAGTGTTGCTGTTGACATAAACAATGTCATCTTTGTCGGCTAAGTATCGCTGGTGCAGAGAATCTATCTCCATGCACCTATGAACGGCATCAATCCGGGCATCAAACTGTTCAAAGCCTACCTGCAGGCGTTCTTTAATGTATTGCGGCGGGTTAAACGCCCACTTTTCACTGCCATCACGCAGTTTAATCTGTTTTAGAAACTTAATCTTGTTAGCCATAGTCATGGTCCTCCTAACACATAACCTAACTAAGTGGCATAAGAGATGTCAATCATGAATATTAGCTATTGCATTTCTGCAGTTCTTAACTGATACTGATTATAGAAGCACCCCTTCCTGTGTTTCTACTACGTCCTCCCCACCTAGCCCCTCGCCCTTCTCCAGACGGCGGGGGGTTTTTTTATTAAAAAAGGCTCCCAAAGGAGCCTCTTAGTTTTAAAACTACTCAGGCGTCAGATGATTATGTACCTGATATATATAGTAAACTACTTCACATGTGCCACCGTAGGCCAGTCATCTACATGATCACCGGTAGGAACCGAGATAGCTTTGTCGTTCAACAGTATAACTGATTGTGTTGTATCTGTTTTAATTAAGGCGTCTGAGGCATCGAGCAAAGCTTCTCCAAGCTCTTGCGCCTCTACGGCGGTTAGAATCATTTTAGTACTCCATTTTAAGAATGTTTCCATTCTGTTCCAAAACTACTCGGGCGTCAAATCATTATACACCTCATTTACATGGACACATGTATATACACCCATGTGCATTAGTAAATATACAAATTGGGGCAGAGTTTTTTCCAAAAAATAAAATAATTAATGCTTTTAGAATCGTTTTCTTGCGGATTTAATAACGGCGGGCTTCGACCAAAAACTAAAAAGGCCCGCCAATTGAAACCGAAAAGGAAACCGACCAATGAAACTATTAAACACAGCCGCCGGGAATACAAAGATTCTCAAATCGCAAACCGGCACCGAATACCGCATCGCCTCTTTGTCATTAATGCCCGATTTTAAAATCTGCCCTAATAGCACAAATGCCGATTGTTTCACTTTGTGCCTCAAATCATCGGGCCGGGGCCAAATGAATAGCGTGGCAAAGGGCAGGCAGAACAAAACCGATTTTTGGCATTTTGACCGGGCCGCATTTCTTGCGCAGTTAAAAAAGGAAATTGCCGCATTTGAAAAGCTTTGTGAAAAGCAAGGCAAGCTTGCCGCATTTCGGCTCAATACAATAAGCGATATCCCATGGGAAAAATATGGAATCCCGCAAGCTTTCCCAAACTCCAAATTTTATGATTATTGCAAAAGCGCAAACCGGCTGGGCAAGACTCCCGAAAACTATGACCTGATGTTTTCGTTTTCCGATGCGCCCAAATATCAAAGGCAGGTAGAAAGAGCATTGCAAACCGATGCGCCAATGGCGGTGGTTTTCCGGGGCTTTGTGCCGGTGGGCAATCATTTTATGGGGCGGGAAATTATCGACGGGGACAAAAGCGATTTAGAAAACCTGAAAGCGCATGGGAAAATTGTTGGTTTAAGAATCAAAGGGAACGCCGCCACAAAAAATTCCACATCGCCCTTTTTAGTGGACCCGGCGCAAACAAGCCCCGCCGCCTATGCAATTGCCGCAGAGTAGGGGGGGCGGAATAATGTCAAAAATGATCAATATAAAAGTGACACAGGAACAAGCTTGCCATGTGTTGGAAATGTTAAACCATGAATATGAATTCTTAGAGTCATGTTTTGATGATCAACCATCATTAAAATATCATATAAAAAATCTGCAAACCATGTTGATTTTTAGTGAGTCACTAGGGATCGAAAATTGGTTTCGGTTAAACGCCGCCGAAATGCTCAAAAGAATACAGGGGGCGGAATAGCGTGGCCCCGGTTTATCAATTAGTGGGGTTTTTCTGCCTGTGGTTTTGGCTGGCAGACGCTCTTTTTTAACTGGCATAATAAAATGGCTTTACTGTGACAGGGAATCGGTATTAAGTAAGGGCAGGGCGCAAGCTTTGCCCTTTAACTTTGAAACCGAAGGAAACCGACCAATGAATTTCACTATTAAATGGCGCTTTGAGGAAACCGGCGATTTTTTCGAGCAAGATTACACAAATAAAAAATCTATTGCCTATGCCGCCAAAGATTGGCGCAAAGCTTGGGAAATGCACGAAAGCGACTGTGCCTTTTTTCAAATCACAAAAATCTAAACCGAAGGGATCGACCAAATGACCAAAGCACAAATCAAACAAATGCAAATGGCGGCAACATATCTGCAGGACAACAACACCGAAGTTTTCTTGCGCCTAGTGCAGGCAATGCTCCGGGCTGCAATGACCGATAAACAAATTGCCGCAATCAAAGAGGCCGCATTTGACCTGCAGTTTTCAAAAGGGGGCAAATAATATGTCATATGATTTCACACCCACCCATCACATTGGATACACGCCCGAAGGTTATTTGATCTGCGGAAAACGTAGCAGAAAACCTAAGCCACAGCCTAAGCGCACCGGGCCTTTTGTTGGCATATCCGATGGGGCTTTGCGTTTGGAATGCGCCAAAGGAAACCCCGAAGCCGTGGCAGAATTTGAACACCGCTTGAGAAACCCGCAGAGATTCTAGCCCTTAGCCCCCCTGCAACATCGGGGGGCGTTGGGCTGCAATCCGCAGCGATTAAAACTGATAAGGAAACCGACCAAATGCCTTTAGACCTAATAATCACCCGCAAAGAAACCGCCGCCGCTATGGAATTGTCAGACATTGCCGAAATCTGCCCGGCGGTGTTAACAGAAACCGCCGCCCCGGAAACTTCTGGCCGCTATGGTTTCATCAATACAATGCAAGCCATGCAGATACTTGGCGACTATGGTTTCCGCCCAACGCAAGCCACGCAGCGCCCCAGCCGCAAAGCTTCGCACCGGCCCTATGCCATGCATGCAATCAGCTTTGCGCACGATCGGGATTTAAACGAGAACAACAAAGACTCTCGCCCGGAAATCATTTTGTATAATTCACATGATGCTAAATCGGCGCTGAAATTGTACTCAGGCTGTTTTCGGTTCATTTGCAGCAATGGAATCGTGGCGGGAAATGGCTTTCAAAGCAAAATGCGGCACAGCCACACCACCGCAAACGGCTTTGAAACTATGCTCAAAGATACCGCCGCCAATCTGCCCCGCATGATGGATCGGGTCAGTACATTGCAAGAGACCACGGTTGATAATGAATCGGCCATGGATTTTGCTTACAATGCCGCCGCCCTGCGGTGGGAACAAATGCCGCAAGATATGGCCGGCGGTAACATGCAGCCGGAGCAAGCTAAACCGGGCGCATACTTTGACCACGGCACGGTTCGAGATATGTTCCAAGCCAATCGATACGCAGACCACGGCCCCACCGCTTGGCTGGTATTCAACCGCATTCAAGAAAACATCATGCGGGGCGGCCCTTCCATTGTCTCACTTACTAGCAGAGCCAAGGAAACCGGGCAGGGATGGAAATTGCGCAAGTCAAAAGCAATTACATCATTGCCGAAAACAATCGACGTGAACCGCAAGCTTTGGGATCTGGCCGATGCGCTGGCTTGATCTAATAGGTGATTGCATCGGGGCGGTGGCGGTATTCGCTACCCCCCTTATCGCCCTCTATGTCGCTTATGGCTTAGGCCTAACTTAAAACTGAAAAGGAAATGACCTAATGACTCTAGAAAACAAAATCGAAAAAGCTTTAATTGATTGCCGCAACAGATCGACAGACAATGCCGATTTAATTGCCGCCGCCACTATGCAGGTGGGGCAAGATACTTTTGCAGATTGCGGGATAAGTGACCACAAAATGGCGGTCTATTTGGTGGCTCAATATCTCTATGAAAATGTGCCGCAGCTTGATCATAATTCAATTCAATAAAACTGAAAAGGAAATGACCAAATGAAAACGACTAACACAAGCGCACAAGCTAAATCCAAAAGCTTCGGGGCAATGGGAAAGAAAGCCCCCCGGTTCATCACGCATGATTTAACTGTAGTGAATACCAGCAAACCAAAAACCAAACGGATAAACAGGAAACCAAAAGCTTTAAGGGGGCGGGTGTAATGAAACTGAATCTCATTGGCCTAACCTAAACGGCGCCAAACGTACCACCTCAAAGCCCTGCCTTCACCGGCGGGGCTTTTTGTTGTTCTGCTATAACGTACCACAAACAAGCCACCACAAGCCCGGTGCAATGCTTTGGCAGGTATCACCGCCGCCGAAAGCTTTAGGCCATAGGATCGGCGCAGAGCAGGGCAAGGAATAGCACAAGCGCAGAGCATTGCAGCGCAGAGCATTGCAGAGCGCCGGGGATGTAGCAGAGCGCAGAGCATTGCCCCGCCATATCGTGGCGCAGAGCATAGCGCATAACACAGCGCATAACATGCACCGCAGCGGCCCCCGCAACACCCTACAAAAACTAGCAAGCCAATTCCCCGGCGCTATGGCGGCGCAGATCCCGGCGCTATTCCTTCGGGGCTTTGCTTTATAGAATATCAGAATTGAATTGCTTTCTTTTGTTCCTTGTTTCCAAGGGCTTTGGCCCCGTCACCACATACTTTGTAGTTATACCGGTACAATTTAACCCATAAAAACAAGGGCTTTAGCGGTGAACCGGGCGAAATCAGGCCGGGGCATGCGCCACCCCACCCCCCACCTGTACCGTATACAGATGCTACCCAATTTCAGGAAAATGGACCTGCAAAGTACCTCATGTATGGCGCTCCTTTGTTTAGCTCTGTGAGAAATCGCCAACTCCCCTACACTAAAGTTTGCAAAGTTAGCATAGTTCTTGCAAAGTTTTGCAAACTCTTGTTGACTTTGTTGTGCCACTTAGTTAGGTTATGAGTTACAGGCGTATTCGTATGTCTGACGTTTTACTGAAGGCTTACGTTATGGCCGATTTTGAAGATAAGCTTGTTAGTGCAGAACTAACTGTTCCCATCCAGATTACGAATGAGTTTGATGTAGACCGTAATGGTAATAGCTACATTGTGACTGTGATTTACACGGCAGATGAAGATGATCCTGTAGAGGTTCGTGTGTCATTGGATGATGTGGTTAATACCATGGCTGATGAGTACTCTGATCCAGAGGGCTATCAGCATATGTACATGGTAGCGCATGAGCTATCACGGTGTTCTGAGGAGCTTCGTGAGAAGGCTTCATATGTGGAGGACAGCGCCAATGCTGTAGGTAGATTATTTGATCTAGACTGATGCGGTGCTGCATACGATGCGACACTGAGTTGCTAGCTGGGGAAAACTGGCTCCTTAGTGCTAAAAAGGTAAACTATTACATCTGCATTAGCTGTAAAAGGTCTAGAGAGAATAAGATTAGCTCTAACTACAACCCTAAAAGGATGTACGTTAACGGTAAGTATATCCCTAAGTCTCATCCTCTTTATAAGCCGGGTAGGTATAAGAGCTTTAACGATGCTGCGTTTTCTGGCTTACAGAACTACAAGACCACTAAGGCTGGTTATGTTTATGTGATTACGAATGCTGCTTGGCCTGAATGGGTTAAAGTTGGAATGGCTATAGATGCGGATGATAGACTTAATGGCTATCAAACCTCTAGCCCATTTAGGGATTATGAGCTTCAGTATTCTGTTTATTGTAATGATCGTAGGAAGCTTGAGCGTAAGGCCCATAAGGCTGTAGGGTCTATTTCTTCTGATCGTAATAATGAATGGTTTAAGGCATCTGTTGAGGATGCTGTTGACTGCATAACGGGTATTATTAAATAGCAAAACTCCCCTTAGTTAAATGGTGGTATACTTGCTGGTATAGCCAATTAACTAAAAGGAGCTTATTGTTATGGGTATTATTAAGAAGATTCTAAAGACATTGCAGGAATCACAACAGCGTAGGGCCGATTACTGGATCTTACAGAACTTGAGTGATGCAGAATTACGGGACATAGGTATTACTAGATCAGAGATTGCGCACACAGTGTACTGCACATAGTGTACCTACTTATACCTGTACCGCCTGCAGCGAGCTTGTAAATTATAACAACATCTGACGATATGTAAACCCCCTAATTAAGCCATTTGTTAACTAATTTATGGTAAATAGTTAGGGGGTTGACTTAATGCATTCTGCAATGGTACAATAGAAGGTATAGAGTGTTTGATAAACCTCATTTATATTCGTGCTGCAATCCGTGAAAAGACTGGTCAGGTTCTAAAACTTGAAGAGGTACGAGATCTTCTGTTTGAGGAAGGTCTTATCACTAGGAAACAGGCTGCAGACGGTAACCTTATCTTTCGTGGATATGATGATTTCTTTGAAACAGACGTAGCTGATAAGACAGTTGAGCCTGTTGAATATTTAATTGATGTGGAACCTTCCTATGAAAATGACGAAGACTAAGTCCTGCGGTGCGGATGTAGAGCCTTCCCGTAAGCCCAAGATGGCTATGGGCGGTTATATGAAGCTTGAGAAAAAGAAGCCTATGGGTGCGTCCAAGGGCGGCTACGTTAAGAAGAATAAGTAATGACTTCGTGGGTTGCGGTTATACTGGTCTGCATGGGTACTGAAATTAATCAGTGTAATGTAGCGGTTTACCCAACCTCTTTTTACAGTCTTTCTGATTGCCAGAATAAAGTTTCGCAGGGCTTCAGGATGGCAGCGGCAGTGGGGATGCATGTTTCTGGTTCCTGCAGTCAGGTTAAGATTGAGGGTACTGATATATAGTACCTGCCTACACTATTTTATAAATTTATTTGATTAAAGCATACTTTCTGGGGGAGCCATGCTTGCAGAAATTGCGATGGCGAATGCTGCCTTCGGTGTAATTAAATCCGCTGTACAGAATGGTCGTGAATTAGCGCAGTGCGGGAAGTCCATAAGTGATTTCCTGTCTGCAGAAGATAAAATTAAAGACAAAGCTGAAGGCGATAAGAAGTCTATTTTTAATAAGGTTCTGGGTAAGGACACTGACGATTTTGAGAGCTTCTTGGCCCTCGACAAGATTAAAGAGCAACGCCGTCAGCTTGAGAGCCATATGCGGCTCTACGGAAGACCGGGATTATATGACTCTTGGGTAGAATATCAGGCCCAAGCTCGTAAGGCTCGTAAGGAAGCAGAGAGACAACGCCAGAAGGATCGAGAAGATCTTATCGAAGGCTTAACCATCTTTGGTGGTGTGGTTGTCCTAATTGGTTCTGCTATCGGCGCTGCCTACCTTTTTTACGTTTATAAGATGTGAGGCCACATGGCAGGTAAAACTAAAGCAGAGAAGATTGCAGCCGCTAAGAAGCGTCATGGCTTTACTTCTGTAAACAAGCCCCGCCGTGGTGGACCTAAGAAGTTTGAGGTTCTGGCGGTAGAGGGTGACAGCGTTAAGTACATTACCTTTGGAGATCCGAATATGGAGATCCGCAAGGATAATCCTGCAGCCCGAAAATCATTCCGTGCAAGGCATAAGTGCGACACGGCTACTAGCAAACTAACGGCCAGATATTGGTCCTGTAAGAAATGGTGATCTAATGTCTCTGCTTAAAAACATGAATGCTCGTAAGAAGGCTGGTACTTCCCGGTCTAAGGGTAAAAGCACAATCAGTGATAAGACCTACAAGGATCTTAAAGCCGGTAAGATGAACAAAGGCGGCATGGCTACTAAGAAGGCCAAACGAAAATGACCGATGCTCGTTTAGAACGCATCGAAAAGAAGTTAGATGAAATGGGAGAGGCAATAGTAGCCTTAGCCCGTATGGAAGAGCGCATGGTGTCTTTGTTTAAGCGCATGGACTCTTACGACAAGGCTCAGACACGAACTACTGAGCGTCTAGAGAAGCTAGAGAAGGTGCAGGGCGTTAACGGCCAGACCCTGCGATTTGCAGAGCGAGTGTTCTGGATAATTATTTCTGCCCTTGTTGGCTACCTATTCTTCAAAATGAGAAACCCATGACCGATGCCCCTAAAAAATATACTGAAAAACAGTCTGCATTTCTTGAAGCCCTTATGGGAGAGTGCCGTGGTAATGTTCGTAAAGCTATGGATGTTGCAGGTTACTCCAAAGGTACGGGTGTTTCTGAAGTCACTGGACCGCTTAAAGAAGAGATTATTGAACAGGCATCTATGATGCTTGCTATGAACGCCCCTAAAGCTGCCCACGGGTTGCTTGGTGTTCTGGATGACCCCACGGCGCTGGGCGCACGAAACGCTATCAACGCTGCCCGTGAGGTATTGGATCGTACAGGTCTAGTTAAACGGGAGAAGGTAGAGGTCACCAACAATGGTGGTGGCATGTTTATTCTACCGCCAAAAGCCGACGATGTGGATAAACAAAACTAGAAAGAACCCTACGCAGCGTCTGCCTTATGCATACAAGCCTGTAGAAGAGGGTTCTTTACAACTAATACCAGATCCAGATGTCGTACCTCTTGTAGAACAGGCTATGGATCACTTGGACGAAGGCTACAGCACCCGTAAGGTTGCAGAATGGCTTTCTAACAAAGTAGGTCGCAGTATTTCTGGTCAGGGTATCAGTAATATCTGGAAGCTACACCGGCCCAAGAGTAAGCGGGTTAAAGAGCTTAAAAAGGCCCAGCGCAAGAAGCCAAAGCCTAATACCGCCGCTGAAAAAGAAGAGGCCCGTCTGAAGCGTAAGATTTCAGATAGCAAGCGCATCAAGACTATGATGGAAAACCGTCTAGCTGATAAGTTTGGGGCCACCGAGGAAGCAGAAGAAGAATACCAAAGCATTTCTGAGACTTTGGACTTCGGTGTTATCACGCAGGAAACCCAAGAGCGTGAGGTTGTATTCCAGCCCAACCCCGGTCCACAGACGGACTTCCTAGCGGCCTCTGAGCGTGAAGTACTATATGGCGGGAGCGCCGGTGGAGGCAAATCCTACGGCCTACTTGCAGACCCTATGCGGTACTTCCACAACAAGAATTTCAATGGGATAATCCTGCGCCGTACTAACGATGAATTGCGGGAATTGATCTGGAAGTCACAAGAGATGTACCCGAAGATTTATCCGGGCGCTAAGTGGCAAGAGAAGAAGTCTCAGTGGGTATTCCCTAGCGGTGCGAAACTGTGGATGACCTACCTAGAGCGGGATGAAGATGTTCTGCGGTATCAGGGTCTAGCGTTTAGCTACATAGCCTTTGACGAGCTTACACAGTACGCCACACCGTTTGCATGGAACTACATGCGCTCACGGCTTCGTACTACCGATCCAGAGTTACCTTTGTTCCAAAGAGCCACAACTAACCCCGGTGGTAGGGGACATGGTTGGGTTAAGAAAATGTTCATTGACCCTGCACCTTCCAATAAGCGGTTTGTTGCAACTGATATAGACAGCGGAGAGCCAATGGTTTTCCCTACAGGCCACGACAAAGAGGGTGAACCTCTTTTCTACCGCCGGTTTATACCAGCATCTCTGAGAGATAATCCTTATCTGATGCGGGATGGTCAGTATGAGGCTAACCTTTTGGCTCTGCCTGAAATGCAACGCCGCCAACTATTAGACGGTGATTGGGCTGTAGCAGATGGTGCAGCCTTCCCAGAGTTTAAACAGTCCACGCATGTGTGTGAACCCTTCGATATACCGGATGATTGGCGCAGGTTTAGGTCATGTGACTACGGGTATAGTTCTTATTCTGCGGTACACTGGTTTGCCATCGACCCTAGTTACGAGACTTTGTACGTTTACCGGGAGTTGTATGTGTCAAAGCATACCGGCAAAGACCTTGGCCGTGCAGTTATGGAAGCAGAGCGTGGCGAAAGCATCCACTACGGTGTTCTGGATAGCTCTTGCTGGCATAACCGGGGGCAGATTGGCCCAAGCATAGCAGAAGAAATGATCTCAATGGGCTGCAGATGGCGTCCTAGTGATCGTTCCGCAGGTGCAAGGGTTGCTGGTAAGAACAGGTTCCACGAAGTTCTCAAGGTTAATGAAGAAACAGAGACTGCAGGCATCGTATTCTTTAACACCTGCCGCCAGATTATCGCAGATCTACCTGTAATACCTTCTGACCCCAAAGGTTCCGACGATATAGACCCACGGTATGCCACCGATCACGCATACGACAGCGTCCGTTACGGGATTATGAGCCGCCCAAAGGCCTTCTCACCATTCGATATGGGGCGAGGCGTCCCACTTCAACGCTACACCCCCTCAGATTCAAGATTTGGATACTAAAGCATGGCATTAATGGATAAACCTAGCGGTTCTACACCCGAAGATCAGACTGAAGCGGAACAAGTTTTTGCTTTGGAAGAGGACGGGGACGTAGAACAAGAGAATTTAGACTATTCTGGCGTTGCTTCGTTCATTGAAGGCCAGTTTCGTAAGTCAAAAGACCACCGCTTGTCCGATGAAGAGCGTTGGTTGATGTCATACCGCAACTACCGTGGTCTTTACGGTCCCGAAGTGCAGTTTACTGATACAGAAAAGTCCCAAGCCTTTGTTAAGATCACTAAAACCAAGGTTTTGGCTGCATATGCGCAAGTTGTAGACGTATTATTCGCCGGTTCTAAGTTTCCAGTGGGTATTGAAAGCCGTAAGTACCCCTCTAATGTTGCTGGTGCGGTTAATTACGACCCAAATGCCATTACTTCTGAAAAAGTAGAGGAAATGGCCGGTGTACAGTACACACCCAAGCGTCCTATTGCCCGCCCCGACATTGAGAAGGATTTGGGGCCATATAAGGACAAATTAGAGCCTATTGCTGACGAATTAGAGATGGGTACAGGGGATTCACCTTCTGCTATCTACTTTGAGCCTGCAAAACTTGCCGCCCAGAGCATGGAACGCAAGATGCACGATCAGTTGGACGAAACCAACGCCTCTAAGCATCTGCGGTCTGTAGCCTTTGAGACCTGCCTGTTTGGTACAGGTATCTTGAAGGGTCCATTTGCATTCGACAAAGAATATCCCCGCTGGGATGATGAGGGTAATTATGATCCTTTGTTTGAAACTATTCCCAAAGTGGAGTATGTGTCTATCTGGGATCTATACCCCGATCCAGACGCCCGAAACATGGCTGAAGCTGAGTTTACTATACAGCGTCACCGTCTGAACCGTACCCAACTTCGTAGCCTTAAACGCCGCCCACACTTCCGTGATGAGAGCATCGAACTGGCTATTGAGTACGGTCCACAGTACCAACGTGAGTATTGGGAAGATGCTCTTGATGAGAGCAATAACTCTGAAAGCCCAGACCGCTATGAGGTTCTTGAGTATTGGGGTGTGCTGGATACTGAGCTTGCTGAACAGGCTGACATCGAATTACCCGATGAGGTAGAAGATCGTGATGAAGTACAGGTCAACGTATGGATTTGTAATGGTCAGATCCTGCGTCTGGTAATCAACCCCTTCACACCTACACGCATCCCATACTCTGCAGTGCCTTATGAGCTAAACCCCTACGGGTTCTTCGGCATTGGCGTAGCAGAGAATATGGAAGACACACAGCTTCTGATGAACGGCTTCATGCGGATGGCTGTAGATAACGGTGCGTTGTCTGGTAACCTACTTATTGAGATTGATGAGACCAACCTAGTACCGGGTCAGGATCTTTCTGTGTACCCCGGCAAGGTGTTTCGGAGACAGGCTGGCGCACCCGGACAGGCCATTTTTGGCACCAAGTTCCCTAACGTCAGCCAAGAACTTCTAATGATGTTTGATAAGGCACGGCAGCTATCTGATGAGGCTACTGGTATCCCGTCCTACAGCCACGGTGCTGGCGGTGTGATGGGGGTTGGTCGTACAGCCTCTGGTATGTCCATGTTGATGGGTGCAGCCGCACAGAACATTAAAGCGGTTGTGCGCAATCTAGATGACTACCTTCTGTCACCTCTGGGTAAGGCACTCTTCGCTTTCAACATGCAATTCAACTTCGATCAGCAATACACCAAAGGTGATCTTACGGTTAAAGCCCGTGGCACAGAAAGCTTGATGCGCAATGAGATCCGCAGTCAGCGTCTGCTACAGTTTATGCAGATGACCGCCAATCAACAGATGGCCCCGTTTGTTAAGTACGACTTCATCTTGCGTGAGCTTGCAGCGTCTATGGACCTAGATGAAGACAAGATTATGAACGATCCACGGGAAGCGATGATCCAAGCCAAGATGATGGCTGAGATCCAAGCAATGATGCCCCAGCCTGATCCAGCACAAGCTGCACCGGCACCGGGTGGCGCACCTTCCCCACAAGACCCTACAGGCAACGGCAACGGTAATATCGCACCGGGTGGCGCACCAGAACCGGGCGCTCCCGGCTTCACAGGCGCAGGTGGTGGGGACAACGGCGGGAACGTACCGCAGCCGCCACAAGGACAGCCTCAGTAATGTGGGTACTTCTGTTCTTTCAAGTACTGAACAGCAACGTAACGCATTACCAGATAGGTCAGTATCCCAGCGAGAAAATCTGCATGGAAGAAATGACTAAGGCGAGTGTTCTAGTCACTACCAACAACATTGCGTTGTACTGTTTCAAGGTAAATAATGGATAAGAATTTATATCGCCTATTGCTTCCTTTGGTAAATAACAAAGAGCAAATGGATCTACTGCACGATTACGTTGCAGCTAGAATTGAAGGCCTTCGTGACCTTCTAGAAAAACAAAAAGACCCACAACGAATTTTAGAAATTCAAGGGGCAATCACAGAGCTTCGTAGATTCAAAACACTTCGTGATGAAGTGATTAAGGGTGCAGACTAATGGACGCTATTACTGAGCATCACTACCTAAACATTGCGAAGGGCAAAGCTAAAACTCTTGAGGACGGCAACTTAGCGACTGTGAATACCATCATAGTAAACATAGATGGGGTCGAAACTCTGATACCCACTGTATGGGATGGTGAAATAGTTTCTGATGAACAAGCTACCCGTTTTGCAATTGATAGCGGCGTGGATTGGCCTACCCGTACAGGTGACAATGCGGTTCAAGAATTAGAAGATTTCGACGCAGAAATTCATAAATCTATGACAGACATGACAAGTCCTGAAGAGGCTTCTGAGATATTACAGAACAATAAAAAGGCTTTTGATGAGGGCGGCTTGATGGTTGAAACAAGCCCTCGCCCTAAAGCCCGTCCCAAGACAGAGCTACCTTACGAGGATGCAGATAAGATCGAGCGTCTGGTATGGGCAGAAGCCCGTGGGGAAGGCGTAGAAGGCCGCAACGCTGTTCGTGGGGTGATCTTCAACCGACTAGCCTCTTCACGCTTCCCAGATACCGTAGATGAGCTTCTGACTGCAGAAGAGTTTGAACCGATCCGTAAGTATGGTGACGTTTATAGCATCCCCGTACCAGAAGAGGATCTACAACAGGGTCACTCTGAGTTCGCTGATTACTATCAGATGGGCAAAGACGCAGTAGACGGGCGTACATTCTTTCAGAATACAAGTACAACCAAAGCCCGTGGTACGGACTTTTCTGGCCCAGACCCTATTACCATCGGCAA